ATTTTAAGAAGTGCAATTAAAGTTGCAGAATATCCTAGAGGAACTACAGATGCTGGTGTACCAAGAAATAATTTAGGTAAGCCTATTCTTCCTGAAGGTGCAAGTGTTGGTAAAGCAAACATAAACAAAACCTATCAAAGAATTGAATATGACAATTTTGATATTGATGCATATAGGCAACATGAAAAAGCAGGTGGAGAAAAAGTAAAAATGTTAAGAGCTGAATTAAAACAAAATCAATTACAACTTTTACAATTAGACAAACTTGGAGATATGAAAGGTGCTCAAGTTCAAAAATATATAGACCTCAATGAACAAATTGCTGCACTTAAATTAGACCCAGGTGCAGTCCAACCAAATGCAAGATGGTATGCAAAAAGGTCTACAGCTAATGTTGATAATACAGATGTAACAATAGTTGTATTTAATAAAAATAAATTAGTTAATTCAGGTCGTACTGGTAAAAACGTTGGTACATTAAAAACTTTAGTGTATGCATCAAGAAATAGATGGGTAAGAAATGATGAGTTACCAGCAATAGTTAAAGATACAGAAAAATTTGTAACAGGTGTATTTAAAGATACTTTAAACAAACCATTAATACTTATAGAAGAAAATACAAAACTTACAGATGAGTTTATTTTAGAAGCTAGAAAACTTATCAAAGGTAAAACTGTTAATGTTGCAGGTTCAAGAGACTTCAAGAACAAAGAAAAATTAGCTATGTTACTGAAACCAATCTTTATGAAAGGTAGAAACAAACTTGTTACAAAAGAAGGTAGGAGAGTTATTGAAAACAATAAACTAACACCACAACAAATACTTGACTTTTTTCAGAATAGACAAATAGGTGCAGGAAGAAAAGGTGCATTTGAAGTATCTACTGCTGGTGATGAACTAGGTAAAAAGTTTTCTGCTTTAAATGCAACATTTAGAGAAGGACGTTATGCAGGTAGAACAATAGAAGATGTTTATCAAAACACTATAAAAAATAAAAGAACTCCTGGAACTAAAGGTAAATCAGGAGCACCTGATGGAAGTGGTCAAGTAAGACCAGGAGATTTTGATTCTACAAAAAATCTTTATGAAAAATTGTGGGAAGAGTGGGCATTAGAAAATCCTGAATCTATGAATAAGTTAGCTCAAAAAGTAAATGAAGGATTTAGATTAGTTGATAGTAAAGCAACAAAAGGTTCTATTGCTAGACAAGATGAAGCACTAACAAATGTTTTATCTAAAATGGCTATGACTGGATTTCCAGATGAACCACAAATTCTTGAAGCATTACTTACACAAGCAGAAATACAAAACGTTTCTAAAATATACGAACAACCTACAGCACAACTTATTGCTGAATACCTTGCAAGTGATGCAATACCTATGCCAGATTCAAGAATGTTTTTACGAGTGTTCTCTCCTGCAAGAGAGTTTTTTATGAACCTTACAGGTAAGAGAAAACTTATAGATACAAAGTTAGAAGGTATTGCAAAAGATGAATTTATAAGTTCAGAGTTTGAAAAAGAACTTTCTAAACCACTTAAAGAACTATATGAGTTAACAGTAAAACCTGACAAGAGTGCTACAGAATATGCACAACTATTTGTAAAGAATGCAAGAAAACAATTCAAGATTGCTAAGAATGATGAAACAGTTAGAGAACTTACTGCAGGATATTTAGGTAGAGTAGGTGATGGTTTTATGAACAAAGCATGGAAACCATTAATACTTCTTAGAGCTGCATGGACATCAAGAGTTGTAGGTGAAGAGCAAGTTCGTATGTGGATGGCAAACCTAGATAACGTATTTAGTCATCCTTTATCTGCTTTTGCTTGGATTATGGGTAAAGATAGAAAAAGAATATTCCATAAGGTAAGAGGATTTGATGATGATGAAGTAGCAGAAAGATTAATTGCTAGAGGTGTATATGACATACAAGGTGATGTAATAGGAGAAAATTTATATGCTCAAAGTGCAATGACAAAAACTCATGGTGGTGTACTAGAACCATTTAATTTAGAAATGGAAAAAGGTTTTGAAAGAGTAAGACTTGTTGATGATGGATTTATTGATGCTGCTGCTACAGATATTATTCAGTTATCTGATGACCCACTAGCTGCAGAAATTGCAGCAAGATTACTAGGTAGCACAGGTGGTTTACCTGTAGGAAAAGTATCAACAATGAAAAGATTTACTGATGATATTGTAAAAGATAATCCTGATAGAATATTTATTTTTGGTGACAATGTTTTAGGTAAAGGTAAAGCTGGTCAAGCAGTAATAAGAGATAATGCAAACACTATAGGCGTTCCTACTAAAAAAACACCATCACAATTTTTTAGTGATGATGATTATGATGATGCTGTAAAACTTATAGATGAAGCGTTTGATAAAATAGATGATGCTTTGTCTGATGGTAAAGATGTTATATTACCAGCAGATGGATTAGGTACAGGTCGAGCACAATTAAAAGAACAAGCTCCAAAAATAGATAACTATTTACAAAAAAAATTAGAATCTTTACAACAACAAACATCAGGATTTGAATCAACAATGGATGTAAATGTTGTTAATCAAATTAAAAAAGAATTTTTTGAAGAAGGTAGTGACTTAGCACAATGGAGATATGCGTTAACTAATTTTGCAGATGAACCAGGTAAGTATGGAAAAGCAAGAATGCTTACAGATAAAAATGCTGCAGATGGTTACATAGAGGGAATACTTGCAAGAATACATTATAAAACTGGTGGTCATTTTAAAACATTTGAAGAGTTTGCTGATGGTTCAAGAATATTACTAACAGATTCTAAAATGTCAGTAAAGGCTAATCCTCGTACAAGAATGGATAGTATTATCAGACATGAGATAACACAACCAGGTGATAAAGAGTTACTAGAACATATTGCTTTTGGTAGAGAAGTACAAAGAGCTACACAGTTTGTACCAAGAGGAAGACCACAATTATTACAAATTGGTGAAGAGTTTATTACATTTGGTAGAACACAGACATTAGAAGACCATAGAAAATATAAAGGTCATTTAAGAAAATTACAAAAAGACAGAGCTATTTATGGAGACAATCATGTTATGAAAAGGTCTGTTCATACATTAAGTAAAGAAAGAATTAGCACATACGATAAAGTAATTGAAGGATTGTTTACAGGGTTTATGGCAATACCTACAAACAGATTATCTCGTTCAAGTGCATTTAGACAATTTTATTGGAAGTACATTGAAGGTAATGCAGGATTTTATGATGATGCACTGAGAGAAGAAATTATAAAAGCAGCAGAAGAACCAGCATCAAAATGGGTAAAAAACTCTGCAAAGACAGCAAAAATTCTAAGAGGTACAAAGATAGAGGATGCATCAAGAACTTTAGGTGCAGATGATTTAGCACAACTTGATGAGATGGCTAAGTCATACGCATTGACAGAAACACAAAAACTTCTTTATGATTTAAATAAAAGACATGCAGTATCTGACATGTTAAGACTTGCATTTCCTTTCGCAGAAGTTTACTTAGAAATATTAGGAACATGGTCAAGATTAATCAATCAACAAAAATTATTATCAGGAAGAAAAGTACAACGAGTTATTCAAGGAGCTAGAGGCACAGGAGAAGAAGGCGAAGAAGGCTTCTTTCATACAGATGAACAATCAGGAGAAGAAATGTTTTTCTTTCCTGGAACAGAACTTCTTACAAACTTTATGTTTGGAGAAGATAAAAATCAAGTAATCAAAAATCCTGCTACAGGAGAATTAATGGAAGCACCAGATGTTAGATTAAAACTAGAAGGTTATGCATCATCTCTTAACATGGTTGCAGGTAATCCAATGCCTGGTCTAGGACCTTTGGTAGCTATACCTGCAGGTGGATTGTTACCTGATACACAGATTATAGATAAATTGTTTTTTCCATATGGAAGATTAGAAGAAGGTGTGAATCCATATACATTCTTAGAACAATCAATACCATCATGGTTAAAGAAAGTATTAAGTATGGGTAAAGCAAGTAGTCCTCAAGTAAAGAGAACCTATGCAAACACATACAAAGATGTTCTTAGAATGTTGATTACAACAGGTTTGTATGATGACTCTACTCCAGAAAAGCAACAAGCAGCTATGGAAGAAGCAAAGAAGATAGCATCAAGACTTACATGGATTAGAAGTGCAGTACAGTTTGCAGCTCCAACTGGTGCAGTAGTTAGATATGAAATAGAAACAACACCAGGTGGTGCATTGTATCTTGACCCTGCAAAGTTTAAAGAAGAAGACCCAGATGGTCATTATTTTGGAATGTCATTATATGCAGATGCATACTATAGAATACTTGCTAAGTATGGTGGAGACCAACTTGCAGCTACAGTAGAATTTGTAAATCAATTCGGTGTTGACCCTACAGCATTACTTACTTCAAAATCAAAAGAAGTTAGAAAGCGTTCATACACAGAAGAAGGTGGAAGGTTTACTAATGCAAATAAAGATTTACTCAAACGATATCCTAATATTGGTTATTACATGTTCCCTGATAATCCACTAGATGAGTTTGACTTTAACTCATGGACAGAATCATTTGCTGAAAGAGACAGAATAGATTTATCAGAAGAAGAATATGTATCTGCTGTAAGAAATGGACAAGGTAGATTAGCTTATGAATATCAAAGAAGATTATTATTTGATACTCCTATGTATGCAAACATACCTAGCTCACAAAAGTTTGAGATGTTAACAGCAGTAAGAAATGCTCTTAGACAAGAATATCCTGGTTATGGAACAGGTTCTACTGTACCAACAGCATTAAATGTTGAAGCAAAGATAGCTGAACTAGAGTCTATGTTAGCTAATGATTACAATACAAAAGTTAAATTACCTGATGGTAAGAGTGTTCCATTGAATGAATTACCTGCAATATCTGGTGTAATAAAATATTTAGAACAGAGAAATAGGCTTTTGAGTGAAGCTAGACTTGTACTTGGAAGTAATGTATCATTACAAAAAGAAGAGTTATTTAATGCACGAGCACAACTAAGACAGTTAGCTCAAGAATTATTTAGCACAAATCCAGACTTTTACTATATATATCTGGACTTGTTTAAGTATGAAGTAGAAGAGAAATATAATGAAACTACATTTTATGGAGGTAATCGTTGATAGAAAGAGCTAAAAATTTAGGTGCATTTATAAGTAATTTAATACAAGCATTAAAAACACAAGCTATTAAAAAAGATACTTTTGAGATGGCACTTTTTGATGCTATAGGACAAATGCCACAAAATGTTGTAGATGACCTTATAGCAGAATATGATAGGCAACAAGAAGTTGGTGTCCGAATAAATCCAAATCAACAAATCATTACTGCTCTCGGTGGTCAAAAAGGTGTACAAGGTATAGCCGAAGCATTTTATGAAGGACTTACAGGAAGAGATGATGTTGTATTAGAAACACCAGACGATACTGACGCACAAAGAGAAGCTGATGCAGAGTATGCAGCAAACATACCTATAGAATCTCAAGCAGAGAGAATTAGAAGGATGAATGAACGTCAGACTGTAGACACATCAGAAGGTATTTTAAATGCAGCATGGGAAGATTTTAAAGAAACAGGAGACAGTGATAAACTTTTAGAGCTAGTTCGTAAGATAGAAGTTGAAGGTGTAGAAGGTGCTAGTGTATCAAGTCCTTATTTTGCAAGATATACAGGAGCAGCTAACTTACAATACTATGGACTAGAAGACGATTTAAACCTTGTTAATTATAGAGAAGTAGCAAATAATCAAAATCAAACTCCTTTATATAATTATGGTTTAGCAAGTACATTTCTTGCTGGTCTTGACCCAGCTAAAGTTATAGACTTTCAAAGAGAACTTATGGAAGCAGGATTTTTACAACCTGGTTCTTTTGTTCCAGGTGTTATAGGTGTTGTAGGCGGTGGACAAGAAGATGAAACAATACTTGCACTAGAAGCAGCATTCTCATACTTAAATACAAAGCCAGAGTATGGAATAGATATTGATGACTTAAAAGAAATAAATATTGCATCTAATGGTGATGAAGGTGCTTTCTTAGGATTTATGAGAGAATACTTTTTAGATTCAATAAGTGATATATCTCTTACAGATACTAGACCAATATTTACTGCACCAAACTTAGTAGCACAAGCTAACCCAGATTTTCTAAGAGCTAATGTAAATTCAGCAGTAAGAGAAACTATTGGAGCTAATCCAAGCATTAGAGATTATCAAGTAATATATGATTTTGCAAAAACAGAAATAGAAAGACTTTCTGCAGCATATACAGAATCACAAAAGATTTATGAACAAGCTAGAGTAGATGTTGCATCACAACAAATGGCTGATGCACAAGCAGGTACAGAACAAGAATTTTATTTATTACCATCACAAATGTCCAATCAAGATGTGTCTGCAGCTTTCCAAGTTGGTCTTGATGAGTTTGTATTTAATTATTTCAAACCATTAATAGACCAAGGTAAACAAAACATGGCATATCAACAAGGACTAGGTGTAGCGATTGCGAGTCTTACAAGATGATGGATAAAGACAATCTTGAAGGTATGATAGACAGACTTAGGCAGATGAAGGTAGATGATAAAGATATACCAGCACTTATGATGACTGCCTACTATGAATCTGGATTTGATACAAAAGCTGTAGGAGAAAATAAAGATGATGAGACTGGTGAAGTTATTAGCAAAGACATAGGATTTTTCCA